CTCTCGCCTTCGGATTATGAGGATGAAGAGGAAGGCGCAGACGAGGCCGAGGATGCGAACGGTGTCTCCAAAGAGCAACGCAAGGTCTTGGAGTTGGTTGAAGGCCTCAAGGGTCAGATGGCGCACACGGAGTTCGGCGACGGCATCATCAAGTCGGTGGCCTTCAAGTCCAAGCGTATCAACATCGCTTTGGCCTCTGGCTACATGATCCGCGTCCGCTTCGCTTCGGCATTTGTGATGACGAAGAAAACCGTTTCTGGCAAGTCGATGCGCGAGCAGATCCTGGGTTCGGTGCCAGCCAAGATGCCTATTGTGGCCGCACCTACTGCCATCCCTATCCGCTTCCGTGTCGATAACGCAGGTCTTCGCAAGGCCGCGAAGCAGAAAGAGGCTGAGGAGCGCGAGGCAGAGCGTCAAGCCGAGATCCGCAAGGTCGAGGCAATGCTCAACGTCGAACTCCACTTCTCGATCAGCAATGGCTTCTTGGGCATTACCTACTACCCAGAAGAAGGTTCGGATGCATCGAACGCTCTGCAGGCTCTCGGTTTCCGCCCAGTTGAGCCCTACGTGTTTGCTGAGGTCACCAACGCCGCGCAGTTGAAGAAGCAGTTCGATAAGTGGCAGGCAGCAGGCTTCACGTTCGACAAAGCCTACCGTGCGATGGGTGCGGCAAACGGCATTCACGCACTGTACGAGATGGTGAAGAAGGGCAGGGCGATGACCAATCTTGTGAACTACAAGGTTAGTTCTAAGGCGCAGTTGCAGAACTGGATGCGTATGGAGCTCAAGCCCTCGACGGATCCTAAGGCCTTCAAGCCCTATGCTCTGATCGAGGACGGCGGCGCGTATCTGGTGATGCATACGCGTGGTCAGCCGGCCAACAAGGCGGCGATGCAGGTCAAGAGCCCAGGCATCAGGTGGCAGCAGTCAGCGCCTGCTCTAGTCTTCTACGGTCTGGATCTGGCACACACTGCGACCAAGATGAAGGAAGTTTTGGCCGCTGGTATCCAGGTAGCCAACCTGCGTGACCTCCAGAAGGAGTTCAAGCGCCTGAAGAAACTGCAGGTACGCAACACGAAGGACGAGTAACATAAAGCCCGGTGATCGAAAGGTCCCGGGCTTTTCTTTTGGCTGTATGCAGCCCAAGTCCTGCAATTTGATGATGTTACCAACCACAAGAGGAACAAAGAATGTACTCCAAGCTGAAACAAGTAATGAAGGACAGTGGCTACCGGGTTTCCGAAGGCGGTGACTGGGCATCGACCGACACCCCTGAATTCCAGGCATTCGCCAAGTTCACCCTCGGCGTCCAGAACATCAGCCCGAACCAGGTCATGGCCTATCCGCAGGCATTCCCGGAGTTGGCCGCTGCCTTCGCCCGTCTGGGCAACATCGAAGTGCCGGTCGCCGCACCAGTGGATGCACCTGCCGAAGAGATCGACCCGCCAGCTGCTTCGGCCGCTGAGCCTGTCGCCGAACCGACTGCTGAACCTGTTGTCGAGCAAGAGCAGCCGCTGGAACAACCAGCTGGTGAACAACCGACTGAGCAAGAGCCTGCTGGCGATGCGCCCACCAGCGACTCCATGGACGTGACCGGCGAAGCCTAATAGGAGGCCTTCATGGCGACCAACAATCCAAAGGTAGTAGGTAATCACAGGCGTGGCTATCTGGGTCACGGCACCAACGGTGTTGGTGGCCAGGTGGTTCCTGTGCAGTTGGGTTGGCTCGCTGTAACAGGCAAAGTCGGTGACACCGCGTTCATTCAACTGAGCTCGATTGTCACCGGCGATATCAACATGGGGGTGTTCTTCCAATCGGAGGCCGGAGTCACCGTTGACTACACCCTCTGCAACCCTGGTATCGCCTGTTCGCCACAGCCGGCCGACCAACAAAGCACCATGTGGAATGGCGCCCAAGTCATTCCCGCTAACGATATTACCCCTGCCAAGTTCAACGTGTTCACCGCAATGCGGATTACGTTCACGTCGCCTGGCACGGTTTACGTAGGAGTACGATGATGGCTGAGAAGATTATCATCGAAGCCCAGTCAACGCAGATCATGGCTCCAGAGACGGAAGCGGCCGCTGCTGCACTCCAGTCTCTGGATTTTGCCACTTGGCTGCCTTACGCGGCTAGGCTGTACAACATCAATCCTGACGTAAGGGCTTACGTGTTGGCCACGATTCCGATCTGCCCTTCGGATATCCCGAACCGAAACGGCATCGGCTTCCCGCTCGCCGAGCTCCTGAAGTTCCAGCCACCACCAGTAGCCCGGCAGGCCTACAAAGCCTGGACTGGCTGCCCGATGCACTACGAGCATAAAAACGAGATCCATGAAGATGCCTACGGCGTGATCTTTGATACGGCACTGCGCCCAATCAAAGGCTACGGCATGGGCAAACTGTACAAGGTCATGGGTCTGATCGGTATCGACCGCACCAAGTATCCGGAGATGGCACGCCGGGTCCTGGAGCGCGATATCAACACCTACTCGATGGGTGCGTTGGTCGACTCCTTCACCTGTTCGTACTGCGGTACTGAGGTCACGAAGAAACATTCTTGTGGTCACGTGAACCTGAACCGCGATATCGACTGGAACGAGGTTCGCTCGTGGGACAACCGTCGGCACATTGCGTTCCGTAATGC